ACTGTAGCATTCAAACCGAGCTGTTCACCGACCCTTTGCATCATGTACTGCTGCACGTGTGGTTGACGTAAGGCTCTGGAAGCGCTTACTCTTCCTGAATCTCCCTTAGCGTATCCCGCTTCTTTAGCAGCTTGAGTGACACTACAACCAGATGCTACGAGTGTATCAACCAACAGTGTTTGTTTGTCAGTTAATTTCTTATTCATAATCTCATTCATTGTGACCTCTGTAGCCCCCCTCTCCCTCTCTCCCCCCACCATAGCCACATCATCCGTTGCGGTGTCAATCCGTTACGTGACGTCACACTGTCATTTAGGTATCATAGTACCTCGTTTAACCATTGACAGGGCGATCCCTACCGGGCCGCGCTCTCGTGCAAGCATCGAGCCCCTTCAGGTCTCGACCCTGTCGGGCTTCCATCGCTATCGCAAAGAGATAGTAAGAGATAAGAGAAGAAGAAAGAATAGAGCGCTATCGCGCAAGTGAATTATTGCCACCCCTCGCTAACGCTCGGGGCGTCTTTCAACGGTCAAAACCGTCTGGTTCCAGCCCGTCATGGCTTATTCCCCAAAACATTCGCAAGGGTACACTTCGTCCTGCGGCCCTTGCGAACGTCGAGCCTCGCTCTGCTCAGTTTGTGGATAACCCCTGTCGTTCTGGCCCCAGCCGCTTTCGTCCGCCGAAAGACTGTGGGGGGTGGTAACTGAAAATTAGGAGAACAGAAAATGACTAACCTTATAAATGCAATCATCGAAACATATACAAACCCAACTGAGCTTTACATCAGAACAAGCAATACAGATCGCTTTGCTGGCAATGATGGCTGGAAACAGGTGGACACCTTGGCCTTCCACGCAGAGCGCAAACTAAAGCGCGAGATTCAAGACCTTGAGTTCTGGATTCCAAAGCAGGCAGACCGCGAGGCAACTGCAAAGCAATGGGCGCAGCGGTATCGCAAGCAGTTCAATGGCGATGAGATCAGCACAACCAACCTGACCAGCTCAATTGCATCCTACAAAGCAGAGGCATTTGCTTTAACCGTTATGCAATCAGAGCTTGCAGCGGCACAGGTGGCACTCAAGGAATTGACGGGTGGCACTTACACCACAGTCAAAGATGAGGCAGACGCGGAATTGCCCGCAGAGATTGCCTCAGTCTTTGCGGAGATGGACGCCATCGAAGCAAGCAACACAAAGCCCAAGAAGAAAGGGGCCGCGTGACAGGCGGGGGCTCAGGCCCCCAACCAATTCAAGCTAAGGTAATGGGGGGTCAAACGGCCTCCCAAAAAATTTGTCGGTCGCTTCGCTCCCTCCATGGGACAGGGTGACATAGTATCAATGCCACTGAGACAACGAACAGGTGGCAGAGATCGCAGCGGCTCCGGTGTCTGCCTAGATATGGCGCTGGGTTTGCTCAAAATTCTATTGCAAAAAATGAATGACGTAACGTCACTTGCAATTGATATAATCAATCACTTGCTGCATACTTGCAGTACAACAAAGGAGAACGTCATGGACATGACACCAACAAAACGGAATCTTATGACTCAACTCGAGCATATGATAGAAGAGATTGTAGATCAAAAACTCAACGAGCGTATGGATATAATCAACGAGGCTAAAGAGTTTGATATTGCTGACCACACATCAGAGATCGAAGACATCATTGGTGACTTCATTAGATGCAATGTAAGCGTGGAGATAAACACATGAGTACCGTAGATCACATCAGCTACCTTCCTGTCCCGATAATCAATCAATTTGCTTACCAAGATAGAAGCCACGCAGAAATACTCGAATGGGCTGGGCTAATCCCTCATTGGGTAATGGAGTTTGGTATCTATGACCATGATAACCTGATTGATTACCTGCAAGAACGCTATCAGTTTGGCAGCCTTCGCAATCGTGCAATGGGAGGCAAGGTAGATGACAAGGGAACTTATCGTTATCCTGAAGACCCTGACCTAGAGTTTCTGGTTCGCATGGATACTAAGCTGGGCCATTGCTACGTCTATCCCTACGGAATCGTTGCGATACCAGATGGCAAAGACAAGCCACATTTAATTGTAAGGATGGACTAATGCGTATGTCACGACAGCACTATGAATTTTTAGCTGATAAACTTGGGCCGCTTGTACCGTGGCCCACTCACCTACACAGTATCGCTGATGAACTTGAGGCAACCAACCCAAGGTTCAATAGAGATAAGTTTATTGAACGTGGAACAAAGGCATGGGAACTAAACTATGTAGGCCCGGTCATAGATGATGAGGTGCCATACGAATGAAACGATATAGAGTGTCAGTCGCTTGCCCAGAATGTACTGGCGATGGCTTCATTGAAGTCGAGCGTATGCCAGCAAGATCTTCATACAATGATGCACCAGAACCATACTGTGAGGCAGAACCTTGCGATAATTGCAATGGATCTGGCGAAGTCATGGCTGACGATGTTGACTTTGAGGAGTAAGTAATCGCATACATGCAGTATGAAACCTTACTTCTCACAACTGCAAGCATTAGCCACTGAGCTAAACATTCCTTTGCTCGACGCGTTTGCTCGGGCGAAGGTTCCAACTTCTACCTATTACCGTTCAGCAAACGGAACAAATGAAATGAGGTACGACACAGCTTGTCGTATCTACAAGGCTATCTATGAAGAACACTCGTCTGTCTCACAGCTATAACGAACTTATAGAAATGTTAGCTGAGGCAAGACGAGAAAAAAAACTCAGTCAGCCTGAGCTAGCAAATATTATAGGCTGCACTGAATCACTCATTCATAAATGGGAGCAGCATAAGCGTGTCCCTTCTGGATTCTTTCTTATGTGCTGGCTCGAGGCGTTAGACTATGAAATCGAAGTCACGAAAAAGAAACGAAACAATTGACTGTGTTGCTTGCCAAGTAAGAACAGATCTATTTGTTGCCATACTTAAAAACAATCACAGTGGCACAATGGAGAAGCATTGGTTTGTTTGTTTAAACTGCTACGAGGAGGACAGATGGCAAATCGTAACAAATCCAAGGGAACTTACCACGAAAAATGGTTTGTCGTTTGGCTCAACAAAATCAAAGCGCCGCTCAAAGCGAAGCGCGTCCCCCTCAGCGGAAGTTTGGGAGGAGAGTATTCGGGCGACATCCACATCGAACTCGAAGGACGAAAGCTGGTAGGCGAAGTCAAGTACAGAGACACGTCTAACTTCCCCAGCCCCTTCACAGTATTAGAAGGCAGAGACATTGCCTTTTATAAAAGACGGAGGGGAACCCCTCAAACCCTGGTCATAATGACAGGGGAACAATTCCAAAAAATAATGGAGGACAGTTATGGAAACTCAAGTGAAACAGATCAAGGCACACCTTGAAACAGGCAAGGTAATCACAGCCATTGATGCCTTGCTAAATTACAATTGCTTTCGCTTATCAGCTAGGATCAAAGATCTAAAAGATCTTGGCTATCCAGTAGATAAAACAATGATTCAAGTGGAAAGCGGCAAGTACATCGCTCAATATTTCAAGGTAAAACAATGAGTAAGCAAGTCGGGCGTGCAATATCAGATGATATTTGGTCAGCAAGTATCAACAGACCATCACATAAAATATACGAGAAGGATCGTATAGAACAGAAAGAAAGATCTAGAAACTGGCAACCCGATTCCTTGCAAATAAATGCTGATCGAATCAAGAAAGGTCAGCCAGTAAGCGAGGATTATCTTTGGGGTAAACTTGCCATGAAGATGATAAGGGGCTGCTTAGTTAGTGAGGAAACTCTTGACGCTTATAGGAAACAATTTCTTATAGAGTATCAGAAACTTTATTCAGAACATGATTATCAGATCAAGCTCAAGACTTTGACTGATAAGCATGAGGAAGCAAGGGAAATTAGTATCTTGCAATAGCTGCATACTTGCAGTAGATTGAGATCAAATAACAAGGGAGAACAAGATGGAACGCAAAGGTTTCATAGGCGGGTCTGACTGCGTAAGAATAATGAATGGTCATTGGCTAACGCTATGGCACATCAAGACAGGTCGATCAGAGCCAGAAGATTTATCTCGTAATGTTGCAGTGCAAATGGGAATACACACTGAGGATTTTAATCTCCAGTGGTTTGAGCATGAGCACAATTGCAGCTTAACTGGATTTCAAAAGCCATTCCGAAAAGAGATCGGTACAGTGCCAGCACAAGGCACAGTTGATGCCACTCTAGTTTTTAAAAATATTGATGGCTCTTGGGATCACTCTATCATCGAGGCCAAGCACACTAACGCTTACAATACCATGGACAAGGTATTGGAATTCTACATGCCACAGTTGCAGCTGTACGTGCATATTGCAGATGCAGAAGGCGCTTATCTATCTGTTATCTTTGGGAATAATAAGTGGGAGTCTGTCTATGTCAGTCGCAACAAAGAGTATTTTGATTCAATGTGGGCGGTGGTGTCGGACTTCTGGGGTTACGTTCTTCGCGATGAAGAGCCAGTTGGTATCGACCAACCGGTACAACTTGGGATTGACAAGATCGAGGTGGATCAAATGGTCAGGCGCGACGCAAGCACGGACAACAGATTCGTTGACGCAGCGCACACCTACGCCACACTCGAGGCAGATGCCAAAGCATTCGAGTCAGCCAAAAAAGAAATCAAAGATATGGTTGGTGACAACGAGCGGGAAGTTTACTGCGAACACTTAACAGCCAAGCGTGACAAGCGCGGAGCAATTAGAATAACAAGGAGAAAAACATGAACAATAAAATTATTGCCAAGCTACTCAAAGCAAGAGCAGCCATTCAGCCAATCAAAAAGGATGGCACAAACCCACACTTCCGCAGCAGCTATGCCACGCTCGAGGGTGCTATTGAGGCGGTGACACAACCGCTATCTGACAATGGATTCTTTCTCACTCATGTTACTGGTGTTGACGAGTTTGGAATGTTCATCACTACAGAGCTTATCTCTGAGGAGGATGGCATCACTGTTATGCGTACCAGAGTGCCATTGGTTGTTGGCAAAAATGACATGCAGGGATTGGGTAGTGCCATTACCTATGCACGTCGATACGGAATCATGTCCATGCTGAACCTTCCAGCAGAGGATGATGATGGCAATGCAGCTTCTCGCTCAAGCGGCCCATCCAGAGGGCAAGCGCAGGGCGATGAAGGTTGGATGTAAACTTACTTAACTTAACAAAGGAGCCAGAAGCATGGCAGATCAATACGACAATACAAATGATGGCGTGGCATTCCCACCCTTCGAGGACATGAGAATGATTTTGCAGGGCAAGATAAATGTAGAGGGCAGAGATAGCCGCTATACAATTGTTCGCCGCGAAACAAAAGCGGGCAAGGAAATCATGGAGGTCTACGAAAAAGTGGGCGTTATGTTTAAGCAAGAGCAAGGCAAAGAAGGATCGCCTGACTACACAGGCACCAT